AACTGATACATATTCAACACCCAATGACCGTGGAAATGGTATAAATGTTGACAGTTTGGGAAACCTTTATGTTACGGGGTTTATAACAAATACAGTTGCTATTGTTATGTTTATTGCCAAACTTCCATCAGACGGTTCACGAACTGGTACATACAGCAATTCTACTTTTGGAATAATTTATGCTTCTAGTTCTTGGACAGCGGCAACATCAACTTGGACAGTATCGGCAACTACATACAACGAATTAACTTCAACTTTAACAGCCGGTACTCCATCTTTTACAAACTCGGCCTCAACTTGGTCTACTTCTTTGGTTGTTGTCTAATGTCTGATTACCTAAACCTTGACACCGGCGAGTTCCCTTTACACGAAGGCGACATACAGTTGATCCACCCAGAGTGGACAGCAGACCAACCGCTACCCAGCACGTTTGCAAAAGTGGAGTGGCAAGACCAGCCTGAACTAGGCAAGAATCAAATTGCACTTGTAGCTTCACCAGTAGAGGTTGATGAAGTATGGACTCGACAATGGACTATTAACGACCTGACCGAAGAAGAACTACAGGCTCAAAGAGATAATCTTGTGGCCAACGGTGGGCCTGGACATTTACTCGACAATGAGTCGCAGACCTGGTATCCAGCCAATCCATTAGTTAAGGCAAGAAATGTCTGACCTTCTTCTAGCATGGGCGCAAGCCGACACCTTTCTTGGTACGGGTGGAACTTCCGTTTACTTGAAGAACCCTACCGAGGCAGACGTAGAACCGTACCTTGCGCAAGTTGATGCTTCTCAGGGAATGTTTAGACACGCATTGGGTGAATCCGTTAAAGACATCTACCCCAACCCACAGCTACGCATTGCACTTAACAGCGATGGCAAAGTATGTGGCGTAGTGTTTTACTACGAAGTGCTTGACCAGGGTGATCCATTTAACTGGGTTGAGACTTGGGCTGACGATGGAACCGTTGGCGCAGGGTCACTTCTTATGTATTTGACCGGCGACCAAACCGCACAGGTCGGACACACGCTTTGTGGCAACCCTGCACCTAGTAGCACTTGGACTGAAAGCCGACCTTACATTGGCAAAGACCCAACAACTAAGTGGTACACGATTACAGCAGAGCAACTTATTGCCCTTGCTAAAAACAACAAAGAAGCAGCACTAGCATCTGCAAACTTCTCCAATATTTATCAAGATACCCTGACTTGGCTAGAGCCAACTGTATAATTTGAGTGGTATCATAGGCGCATGATAAGCGTCTATACCCCAAGCCATAATCCGCAGTGGTTGAATGAGTGCTACGGATCACTACAAGCTCAGACTTTTCAAGATTGGCAATGGGTAGTTTTACTAAACAAAGACGCAGAGTGGACACCACCGGCAGACGAGCGAGTGGTTGTCTATTACTCGGTTGCCGAAGGGGTCGGCGCTCTTAAGCGTGAGGCCGTTGGTTACTGCACAGGCAAAATCTACGTCGAGCTAGACCACGACGACATCTTGCTACCTACGGCACTAGAGGAAGTCAAGCAAGCCTTTGACACCGGCGCAGATTTTGTGTATTCAGACTTTGCTCAAATTAACGAAGATGGCACACCGAACTTTACCGAGTTCAATCTGGCTCACGGCTGGACATACCGAGACGAGGACGGCTACCACGTCTGCAACTCAATGGTTCTACACCCTCACAGCGTGTCATACATCTGGTACGCACCGAATCACCTACGAGCCATTTCAAGCGCCCTGTACGCCAAAATAGGGGGCTATGAAGCCAACCTAGACGTACTAGACGACCAAGATTTAATGATGAAGGCGTACCAAGAAGGCACGTTTACCCACATCCCCAAGAACCTCTACTTACAAAGGGTTCACGCCAACAACACTCAGTCGGGGAAACTGAACGCCAAGATACAAGATTTGACCGTCAGAATGTATGACGACAACATTGAGAAGGCTATGCACAAGTGGGCTAGAGAACGTGACTTGCTTGCCCTCGACCTCGGCGCAGCTCACAACCCAGCGCCAGGATACAAGACCGTAGATATGCATGGCGACCCAGATTACAAGGGCGACATCTTTGAAGTGCTTGCTTCTATGCCAGATAACTCCGTTGGCCTTATCAGGGCAGTGGACTTCTGCGAACACATAGTTGACAAGATTCGTTTATGGAACGAGCTGTACCGAGTGCTGACTCATGGTGGCATGGTTCTAAGTCTCACGCCTTCTACCGATGGCAGAGGGGCATACCAAGACCCAACTCACGTTGCCTTCTACAACGAGAACTCATTTTGGTACTGGACTAACGAGCAATACCGCAAGTTTGTACCAGAGATTACGGCAGTCTTTCAAGCCTCACGCCTTGTCAGCTACTTCCCTAGCGACTGGCACAAGCAGAACCACATACCCTATGTCTGCGCAAACTTAATAGCACTAAAGGAACAGGAGCGTTTCGGTGGCATTATTTAGAAATAACCAGAGTCGCCCATACTTCCATGCTGGATTTACTGGTTTCTTTCACGGCCTATTTAGGTCACGCTACACCTCAGGATTTGTTCAAGGAACAATTACCACGCCAAAACTTTACGGCTCGGTAGTAACACCTACGGTCATTGGCACAGTTGCCTACCCGACTTTGTACGGTGATGTATTAGTAGAACCTTTTTAGTCAGGAATAATTATGTCAATGATCCCCATTAGCCCGATAGACATCTACGAAGGTAACAACGTCACCTTCTACACCTCTAGCTCACCTAAGGTTGGCTCTGCACCTGGACCATTCCTAGACACGGCTGGCGACCCATTTGACCCAGACATTGTGGAATTCTCATACATTGTGCAAGGCATGGAAGCCAACGTCTACTACTACGTTCAGGGAACGGGCGACCCAACCAACACCATCATTCGAGTTGCACTAGGGGAATACAAAGCCACCATCCCAACTGACAATCAGGTAGGCCGTTGGATTTGGCGATGGGCTGGTTATCCAAACCCTGAAGGAACGATTGTTAATACCGCAGCTGCAGTTGAGGGAATTATAAACATTCTTGGAAATGATGTAGACCCGTCAAATTAAGACTGGTAGCATTCACTTAACTTTAAAAGGGGCGTGTGATGCCGAACATCCATGTAGTAATTCCCGATACACAAGCCAAACCTGGCGCACCCACTGACCATCTTAAATGGATTGGTCAATACATTGTGGATCAGTTCCACGACCAACCCATAAAAATAATTCACCTAGGCGACCACGCCGACATGCCTTCGCTTTCAAGCTACGACAAAGGCAAGAAGTCTATGGAAGGCCGTCGCTACACCGAGGACATCAAGGCTGCTAATGATGCGTGGAAGATTCTTAACGCACCGCTAAACGAGTTCAACCTCAATCGCCGAAAGACTCGCCACGCTAGATGGTTACCTGAGCGCCACATTCTTTTAGGAAATCACGAGGACAGAATTAACCGTGCCGTCGAATCAGACGCACAGCTCGAAGGTGTTATTTCAACCAACGACCTAATCTACGCCGACACCGGCTGGAAAGTTCACCCGTTTCTAAGTCCTGTTTTCCTTGATGGCGTAGGGTATTCTCACTATTGGTACAACCCGATGAACGGGCGACCACTAGGCGGTACAGCTGAAGGGCGACTCAAGACTCTTGGACACTCGTTTACCATGGGCCACCAGCAGACATACCTCACGGCTATTCGCTACGTCAATGATCAACAACAGCGTGGGCTTATTGCCGGTGCTTGTTATCTACACGACGAGGATTACAAAGGTCCACAAGGAAACCACCACTGGCGAGGGATTTTGATTAAGCACCAAGTCAACAACGGTGCGTACGATTTAATGGAAGTCTCGCTTGATTACCTATGCCGACGTTACGAGGGCGTATCTCTTGACAGATTTATTGCTAAGAAATACCCAAGTCTTCGCTTAACCTAAGTGGTACAATGGCAACCTATGTTTACGCCTCTTGATGACTACGTTGCAGTGCTTCCAATAGAGCCAGAGAAGGAAACATCCTTTGGCCTAATAATCCCTGACGTTGCTCAGTCTGCGCCACCAATCGGCACAGTTGTTGCAGCTGGTCCAGGTAAGCCGTCAAGTGATGGCAGTTTGATACCACTTCTCGTATCAGAAGGCGACACCATCCTTTTCCGAGAGAACCCAAACTATTTACGATTTACCATTGAAGGTCACGCTTGTTTGCTTATGCGTTCCGGCGACCTAATTGCTAAGTTGTAGTTATGGCTTCCATCATCTATGTTTGTGATGTTTGTCACCACCAAGTAACGCTTCACCGAGGGGCGCTTCACAAAATTCCTTTTAACAAACTGCCCAAGATAGTTCTTGAAGCAGACAACCACAAGTGCAAAGAGGCTAAAGCATCATGAACAACATGGACCGAAACATTTGCAGAACCGCTACTCCAGCCATTGTTGGCGCTGTAGTTGCATGGATTACTAAAGAGTGGATGACGCTTCCTGCTAACGACCTCATGTATCTCACACCAATAGCGACTACTGGGTACTACATTGCAATTCGTTTTGCAGAAGAGAAGTGGCCTAAGGCTTCTTGGCTTCTAGGCTGCTTGCCCGTAAAGTTAGAAGTGCCGGTTGCTCCTGCGCCCGTTGTCCGCAAGCCACGTAAGAAAGCCGAACCTAAGGCATAATGTCGTCGTTCGTAAAGAGCGACACAAGAACACCGGTTCCTGGCGACATAGTTTTTTCTCACTCAGACGGGTGGATGGCTAAGTGCATTCGTTTTGCCGAACGCCTACGTTGGCGAAAAGGTTCTTACTGGAACCACGCTTGCGTAATTAGTCGAGTGGATCAGGACGGAACGGCCTACGTTATCCAAGCCCAGCTTAAAGGCGTGTCAGAGGCAAGGCTGGATTCAGTAGGTCACTACGTTGTACTAGAACCACCGCACGGAGTTAACCGTAACAAGGTCTTGGCCTTTACCAAGATGCAGGTTGGCTCGTCTTATGGGGTGCTTTCAATCCTCAGCATTATGTTTGACATTATTTCTCCCGACTGGTTTGCCAGTATTAGGATGCCCCGAACTTGGATTTGCTCAGCCGTAACCGGTGAAGCTCTTAGGTACGGTGGTTGGCTACACGACTGGGACGATGTGTACTGCATTACCCCTAGTCAACTGTTTAATTCTCTGGTAGAATAGCCAAGCGGTCTACCGCTAAAATTTTACTTCCCTCAGGTAAATAGGAATTGCCCTGCTGGTCTAAATCCACCGGCAGGGCTTTTCTTCTGCTATGCTGTCCTATGGTAGGACTAGATACCTAAGGGGGTAACTATGAGTTGGGGTAATTGCACAAGATGTTTTGACTACGAGATTGGTGAACGGATCAGCCCTTGGGAGTTTGTTTGCACACCTTGTGTCAAAGACGAAGAATGGATTCAAGGCATTGCAGCTTTAATACGTGAATACGAGGAACCAAATGGAACAGACCATAGTCAGTTATGACGGGTTCGTTGCTAACCAAGAAGTTAAGATTCGAGGTGAGCGAGGAACATTTAAGATACGCTCATTCCGTGTGGAAGAGGGCGTGTGCTTGTGGGTCACCGTTATAGGTGGCACGTCAGGACACCCTGCGTTCAGACATTTCTCGTATGACAGATTGATTAGACCTAAGAAGGGAGGTAAAACAAATGAAGTTAAATGACAAACTGACCGAACTCGGATACATCTTTGACGAAGGCTTGTGGATTGCTGAATTTAGCGACTACAAGGTGTACGTCAATGAAACTGAGGACGGCTTTCAGATTTGCAAGATGCCTAGCGACCCAGAAGTGGCAACGCTAGTGATCCGGTTCAACCGTTTCGACAACAGTATCTTTGCAGTGCTAGAAAGTTGGTATGCAAATGCCTAGCAGCCTTCAGCTACTAATTGAATCGAAACTGGGTTACCCAGTAGATAGATGGATTTCAACCGCAGTAAAGAATCAAATGACGTATCGACAGATGGTGGAAGCACTTTATGACGAAACTGGTGTTAAAGTAAGTAAGAGTTCATTGCACTTGTGGTGGACTAAATAACCCTGAGGAGGGAAAATGGCAAAGCAGATAGACAAGGAATTAACGCAAATCTTTGACGAGTTCAATGCTGTAATGGCAGAGAAGTTTGACAAGATAGATGCAAGCCTAGAGAAGTTGAAGGCTGCACTTCGAGGCGAAAAGGTGGAGGACTAATGGCTGCACGTTTTGATTTAAGTGATTACGTAGATGTTGCAGAACGCATTGAAGAGTTCTACTCCAATCATCCGAACGGTCACATCACCACCCAGTTGCTAAACACAGCACAGTGGACTGGCAAGCAAACCCAATTCATTGTTCAAGCATTCCTGTATGACGAGAAGGGCGTGTTGCTATCAACCGGCCTTGCTGAGGAATCACTAGGCGGTCAGGGAGCAAACCAAATGGCAGCTCTTGAGAACGCTGAAACATCAGCAATCGGTAGAGCAACATCAAACCTTGGATACCAGACTTCTCGAAGTGGCAAGCGCCAACGTGCGACCCGTCAAGAGATGCAGAAGGTACAACCAATAGAGCCATCACAAGACCAAATAGTTCTTAAGGGAATGCTTGGCGAGAAGTTTAAGGTGGCAAAAGAGCGCAAGTCTTTTATTGAGAGCGTTGTGTTCCATGATGTAGATGGCGTAAGTTCTCTTACACCGGACGAAATAAAGCTGTGCATAGATGTATTAACTACCCAGAAGGGGGAATAATGAATAATTTAACAATCCTAGGAAACCTAGTTCGACCAGTTGAACTGAAGTTTCTCAACAATGGATCAGCAGCAGCCCGTCTTTGCGTGGCCGTTTCTCGTCCTGGCTACACCACCAAGACCGGCAAGGTCGTAGAGGAAACAACTTCTTACGTCAATGTCTCTTTGATTGGAAGCATTGCTGAGAACGCAGCTAACTCACTAGACAAGGGAACCCGTGTTGTAGTTACTGGCCGTATGGAACAGCGCACATGGGACAAGGAAGATGGAACTAAGGGTGAAATCTGGGAACTAAGTGCAGAGGCTATTGGCCCCGACCTTCGTTTTGCTACCGCAAGTCCTCAAAAGACTGCCATTAGCAAAGCACCATCCCCTGCTCCTGACTACGAGGAAGCCTTCTAGTGCCTCCAGTTAAGTTGGCTGAGAACATTAAGGCAATGCTGGACATTCTGCTTGAGGTTGCTGGTGAGCGAGAGTTCACCGCAGAGATGGCAGAACAGTTCTGGGGTGGCAACAAGGCTGGTCAAATTAAAGACCTAACTACCACACAGCTACTTCAGTACGCACTAACAACCACATGGCTAGAGCGTGACGAAGTTGCATCGGCCTATGATAAATTAGTTGAGCAGATTAAGAGTCAGGCTCAACAGCCAAATCGTGCTGCTAGACGGAAGATGTCTAAAGGGGGCATTGCCCTCCCCTAGCAGTTCTGATAGATAAACCCCAGGTATCCCCGTTGATGCCTGGGGTTTTTTTATGTTTGACATTGCCCTTGACACAGCGTAGTATTCGTGTAACCGCATAACCCTGAGGAGGGAAGATGATTAAAATGAGTTACCGTCAAGGCCGTAAAATAGTTTGGGGATCAGCAGCCATTGTTGGTCTGTACGTAGATGTAACCGCAACGGGAGGAATCAGCTTTTGGGTAGCCGTTTACGGACTGGGAACAGCAGTTGTCGTAGCGACCCTTCTAGCCTTCATCACCAAGCGATGAACAACTGGCAGGATGAAGCAGCCTGTAAGAACTCACCTACCGACTGGTTCTATCCTGAAGGCGCTGAGGTTGTCCCTGAGGCCCTTGTTCTTTGCGAGAACTGCCCTGTCATGGATGAATGCCGTGACCATGGGGTTATTTATGAAGAGTGGGGTATCTGGGGTGGCCTTACGGCGAGTCAAAGACGAAGAGTGCGTAAAGAGTTCGGAATCCTTATTAGCCAGTCCGTAACGCTACGTAGAGCGCCTTACCACTTAAACTGCGGAACCAACGCTGGTTACCACGGTCTTATTAGGCACTACGAGAATAACCCTTACGACACTCGCATTAAGTGTGATTACTGTTCACTAGCTCACAAGGAATACAACCGATCCATTATTCTTGAAGAGGATAAAAAAATCAGAGACCGAGAGCGTGAGCGTAAGAAAAAGGTTCGTCAAAAAGAACGAAGGCTTGAAGAAAGAAAATAAACTTAAAGAGCCCCTGACCTGCATGGTTGGGGGTTTTTTATTTACCCCTTGACAACCGGTTATGTAAGTGTGCTAGAACCTAAAGGCAAAAACGCAAGTCGAGTGTTACTCAAGACAAAAACAAGATTCTCAAAGAACCCAAGACCCCAAATGTTTTACTCAGACGACGGAGCCGGCAGACGAGAACCGGCCAAGAAACAAGAACCACAAAAGACCTCGAACAAAGAACCGGCGAGTGGTAGCGTAAAATTATGAAAATGCGAACAGAGGACGAGGAACTACCACCGTTAGATTCGTACTTGAAGCTGCTAATGAATCTGTGGCGAGACAACATTTCAGTAAACTCTCAAACAGCAGAACGAAAAATAACTGTTATTCCTGCACCTGACCAATCTTTGACAATGGACATTCGCAATCATTGGGAACTCTTGGCTCATTATTTGCCTGGAGAATGTGACGCTTGTAGGCATTGGGTTATGACCAGAACAGATGTCTACTGGGGGTCTAACGCACACCTCTGTCCTTCGTGCGTAAACTTGGCTATTATTTACTTTGAGATAAACGACAGCTGGCCTGATGCAAATTGGTACGAAGGAGAATGTTGAGACGTTCTAAAATAAATCCAGTATCAAAAAAACGAATGACCCTCAACCGAGAGCGTCGTCAATTTGTTAGTGAAGTACTTAAGTTTAGACTTATGTGCGAGGCCAGGATTCGAGGCTGCACCATGACACCGACTGACGTGCATGAGATTCTTACTCGTGGTCGTGGCGGTTCAATCGTTGACCCCGATAACGTCTTGGCGCTTTGTAGGTCGTGCCATCACTTCATCACCATTGAGCCAGCCTGGGCGAAACAAAATGGGTTTGTAGTCTCATGGTCTGTCACGGTAGACGCTGACCTTGCAGCTGCGAGACGAGCCAGGAACGCATTTGTCTATGGCAACGTAGCGCCAGAGGACGACTTTGACATTGCCGTTGAATGGGACGAGAACATCGAGTGGCCTGAAGATGACGACTGATCCGTTATTTGGCAAAGTAGCTTGGAAAGACACCGAACTTGAGAAGGACTTTCAGGAAAGAGTTTGTCACCTTGCTCGCCTCTATCATTGGCGCATCTATTCCATACCCGACTCTCGGCGTGTCTCTATGGCTGGGTATCCCGACCTAACGATGTGGAACGTACAACAGAAACGACTTATTTTTGCCGAATTGAAACGTGAAAAGGGCAAAGTATCTGATTCTCAAAAGACAGTCCTTGAAGAACTTGAACAGTTGGTTCAATGCGAAGTGTACGTTTGGCGACCTTCGGACTGGGATTCAATTATTGAGATTATGAAAGGCAAGCCATGAATAACCGTGACCGTATTAGCCGAGATGTAGAACGCTCGCTCAAGACACTTAACACCTTGACCCCTGCGTTGGTAGCTGACCTTGTACGTCGAGCCGGTACTCGTGCCATGCCAGAGAAGTCCGCTAGTGCAGGACCCAAGGGCAAAGGCACACACTCCGACCCCACCCTTGCAGCAGTCATACGCAAGATGTCTGGCGATACTTCTAATGATCCTATCTATGAAGCCGTAAGAACCATTGCTCTTACCCTGAACGACATTGCATTGCTTACCCAGCTCATTGACCAGCAAGTGAGGTTTGTTACCGAGGGTGCAGAACGTCAAAAGGAATCAAGCATTGTTTACTGCGAAGCGTGTAACCGTGAAGTAAGTCGCACTCCCAAAGACAGGCTCCGTTCTGGTTACTGCATGGCTTGTTACGCCAAGTGGACTAGGCAACAAAGACCTTATAGGAGTACCTTTGAGGCTCAAATAAAACAAGAACTTTTAGAAACGCCATAAAAAAACTTTGTGAACTTGTTCACATTAGTAATCATTAGGGTTTTCAAAGATTAAAACAATCAAAATCAAGCTGTTTTCAAAAAGGGTACTTGACTTGTCCTACCGTAGGACATAGACTATGGGGGTAGGGTAAATGCTCTACATACCTGAGGAGGTAAATAATGAAAGAAGTAATTGCAATAGACGAACTTGGTTTGAAGATGCGTGAGCGTTGGGATACTTATTCCAATGGAGAAGAAAAACTTTATCGCTTGCCTCCCATCTTTTATTATGACCACCGCAACCGTGATTTGCCATGCGGAATTATTGTTGCTTGCACAAAAACATACGTTGAAGTTTCGATGACTTGGGCAGAAGTATGTGAATTGTTAAATGACGCTGATTATTACACAAAGGGTTATGATTCTTACGAGCAGTCTGAAATGCGCTCCCTTATTAGTTCTGCCAAGTCAACAATAAAATCATTGGCACGTCAAGGAGTAAGTTACTAATGCAATCAACAACACTCAAGCGTGGACCTGAAGAGCGCAAGGTAACTCTTTACAAAAACGGATCAGCGTTCCTTATTACCTGCGAAGTTCTAGCTTCTAATTTCCACAAAGAAGGCCACACCGAAACTCTTTACACACCAGACACCGAGCCACAAGCAGACTTCCTGTACGGTGGCGCAGTCCGATTCCTTCAGGGATACCAGTACGAGGTGGTGTCAGAATGCCTAGCGTAAGACTTGATGGTGACGAGATTTGCATGAGGTGTCACGAGTTTCTTATCCCAAACCCTGACCGTTGTGGGGACATGAGCTGCGAGTGCCATCAGACCAAATTGGTTCATTTCTCTACAAGTTCAGCCGAATGTGAATTGGACAGCCAAAAGTAGTAAACTAGATTAAGCACCTGAGGAGGTAGTTGTGAATACATTGTTTGACCCAATCCCTGCGTACCAGCCTCATAGCGAGACAAGTATGCAAGCTGCACTATCCGTAGTCGGCAAAACTAAGACCCTTCGGGAAACCGTCTATGAGGCATTAGCCCAGACCCCGATGACAGACGAGCAAATCGCCGTCCGACTAAACCTTGCACCCAACACCGCTAGACCTCGACGAGTAGAACTTGTTAAGGCTGGACGGATTATTGAAGTAGGCAAGACCCCCACAACTTCAGGACGTATGGCTGTCCTTTGGGGAGTCGCACGTTCAGAGGAACATTTTGATTAAATACCTAGCTGCATTCATGTTGGCACTTCTTGTAATTCAAACGCTTCCAGCAGAAGCAGATGTACAGAAGCCAGTGCCGACAACTGTACAGATTGAAAAACCAAAACCCTTGTATCCGGAACCAGTCATAGCGCCAGAGATAATGGCAAAGTGGTCAAAGGTAAACATCTGCGAGACAGGTGGGAACTGGCACACAAGGGGTAATACCTATGAAGGTGGACTTGGTATTTTGCTTACAAACTGGCACGCCTATGGTGGGTACAGATTGTTTGGCCCTGAGTGGTCAGCAAGTCCAGCGCAACAGGTTTACATTGCAATAAGGATTCAAGCACTTAACGGCTACGCTGGCTATGTGCCAGACCAACACGGTTGTTCCGGCGGTTGGTAGAAAAAACTTAAAGGGAACGAATGACCGAGTTTGAAAAAATACTTAAAGAATTACAAGCTATGCACGATAAGAAGCAAGCCGACTACGGAGCGGTTGGTGATCCATTTGCCAACGTAAGAGCCAGCGAGGATTTTGGTATTGACGGCTGGGTTGGATGCATGACCAGAGCCAACGACAAGATGAAACGCCTTCAAGCTGCAGCACGAGGCCAAAACCTGAAGAACGAAAGCATTGAGGATTCATTGCTTGACCTTGCAACCTACACCGTCATTGCTCTATGCCTTTACCGTGAGCAAAGACCGTGCGACCACACCACGAATTACAAGACCAAGAACGACGGCAACATCTACTGCGAATGTGGCGACAGACTGAACCTGACGCTTGACGAGTTTAATGAGCTGATGGCTGGCTTTAGGGAAATAGAAGAGGACTAATGCTGACCGTTGAGCAGATAACTAAGGGAATCCAAACCGAGATGCGTAAGGTTGCTGAGTGCGTGGACGAATTAGCCACAGCAGGAGACACCGCAGCACAGACCGACGTTGCCTACGAGATAGCCAAAGCCAGGGTGAGCCTCAGAATTGTTGCCGAAAGCCCAGAGAAGCTGACCGTCAGCGAGATTGGCTACCGTTGCCTGGAAGAGACACAGGATGAGTACTTAGCGTACCTAATTGCCCGAAATAGGCACGATACCGTAAAGAGCGCACTCCGAGCCAGCCAAAGCCGATTAGACGCATTAAGGACCTTGATGACTAGCCTTCGGGTCGCAGGTGGATAATGTTTGCTATTCCTGATGTCACAGGGTAGTCTTACCTTTGTAGTACCGATTAACTAATTCCTGAGGAGGAAAAATGAAAGTAATAGCCAAGACCACAGAGCTGACTCATGATGAGTGGCTTGACTTACGCAAGACCGGAATCGGCGGATCAGATGCCGGAACAATTTTAGGGGTCAATCCCTACTCAAGTCCTTACGCATTATGGGCCGATAAGACCGGTTTAGTAGCGAACGTATTCAAGGGCAACGCAGCTACCGAGTGGGGCAACCGCCTAGAACGTACCGTTGCAGAAGCCTTTGCTGAGCAGTCGGGGTGTGCAGTTGTTGAGTGGCCCGTAATGTTGCAGGGACGCAACACTTGGGAACTTGCCAACCTTGACTTCTTACTTGTAGAAGCAAGTAAGGAATTCCCTGCTGGAAAAGTAACCAGACACGACAGCCTTGAAGCACCAAACGAAATAAACGCAATACTTGAATGTAAGACCACCGGCATTGTCGGTAAGGGTAACGCTATTGCATGGGACAACAACCAAGTCCCAGCGAGCTACTACTGGCAGGGCGCACACTATGCAATGGTTACTGAGATACCACAGGTCTACTTTGCTTGCCTTATTGGTGGTCAGGGCATTGTGGTTAGATCACGAGACTACACAGCCGAGTGCCTTGCAGGGCTTAGGGATGCTGAGACTTCCTTCTGGGAGTTGGTAGAAAAAAAATCCCCCCCAGAGTTCACCGGCGCAGACGCTGAGTTCGAGGTTCTGAAATCTCTTTACCCGTCAAGCACCGGCACATCAGTTGAGGTTTCAGAGTTCATTGTGGACTGCCTTAGCGAATACCGTATGGCAAAGCAAGAAGCAGAAGAGGCTGAAGCAGCAGTAAAGGCAATACGCATTGAACTAGAAGCTGCCATTGCTGACGCTGACGAGGCAACTTGGAACGGTCAAGCGCTCTATACTTACAAGTCCAATAAGGTCGGCGAACAGTTCGACACTAAAAGGTTCAAGGAAGAAAACCCTGAGCTATGGGCGCAGTACGTTACTGAACGACGTGGGGCAAGAGTCCTACGATTGAAGGGAGAATAATGAAAACAGTCACATACGAAGGAACAAACTTAGTTGGCATTAGTGCTGATGATGTTTTAGTAACGGCTCATGGGCCAGATGGAAAGATGGATTATCTAAAGTTGACAGAATTGCTTGACAACATGATGATTCGCATTAGAGATTTAGAACAGTCTGTTAATGACTAAAGGGGGAATTATGATAAATACAGACAATTACATCAAGAGTCACGAGCTTGCTTGGAACGCTGGGTGGAAAGCAGCATTGGATTCTAAAAGAGAATCTTCTGAGACGTGCAATCATTATGTTCATTCAGATGAATGGCAACCACTAACCGTTGAAAAATCATGGAAATTTTGTCCTGGGTGCGGAGCAAGACCATGACTGAAGAAGAATTGCAACAAATAATACAAGACCATTCTCCTTGCGATGAATGTCCTGATGATGATATGTGTTGTGCCATTTGTGATGCAGATTGGCCTTGTTTAGTATTCAAACTTGCGTGTCAATACATGGAAATAAAACCATGAGTGACCAGACATCCATAGCCATTGACTTCGACGCTGACGAGCTGAAGGCCATAGCAAACGCAATGGGGCAATACGGCATGAAGTTCTCAGAGTTTATTGACTACGCCATACGTCGAGCTTGTGAAAAGGTAGAGCCTCAATGCAAGACCTGTAAGGGATGGAGACTTGACCCAAGCCAAGAATGCCCTATGTGTGGAGACATTGACTGATGTGGTCGTGGGCGCTGGCGATAGTTGGATCAACAGGTTTGTTCTTTGTAGGAGAGAAACGTCTTAGAGGCTGGTTCATCCTTGCTGCCAACGAACTCCTATGGGTTGCCTACGCCTTAAATACACACCAATACGGCTTCATTGCTTACAGCGCCTTGTATCTCATTATGTATTACAAAGCAATTAGGAATTGGAAATGACCGTAGTAGCTGGGCTTGTGACCCCTGATGGGTGCTGGATAGGGGCAGACAGCCTCAGTTCCACCGATGACGGCCTAGCCTCGCTCATAGCCACACCCAAGGTAGGCAGGTTTGGCAACTTACTGTTGGGCTACTCAGGCTCATTCAAGGTCGGGGCAATGTACTTCAAGGTTGCAGGTCGCTCCCACAACCCAACACTTGAGCAATTACTTGAAAGCGTCAAACTACCTGACGACCTCAAAGACGACTGGGAACTACTAGCCATTGAGCATGGACACCTCTACGAGATAACTTCCAACTCAGGGCCACTAGAGGCTAGGAAAGACCATGACGGCATTGCCTACGGTGCTATTGGCTCAGGTGCAGCTCCAGCGCTCGGATCACTATTTACCGACCACGAAGATGAAGGCAGTCTGTACCAAGCGCTCGAAGCCTCGGCCATGCACACGACCAACGTGCGCTCACCGTTTCTGGTATTGTCTCTGTAATGCTTCTAAAGGGGAATTGTCTAGAGTTGCTGGCTGAAATGCCTGACAACAGCGTGGACTCAATCGTTACCGACCCACCCTACGAACTTGGATTTATGGGTAAGTCTTGGGATAACTCAGGGATTGCGTACAGCGTAGAACTATGGAGCCAAGCACTTAGGGTTTTAAAGCCAGGCGGACACCTACTTTCCTTTGGTGGCTCGAGGACATACCACCGCCTTGCCAGCGCAATAGAGGATGCAGGGTTTGAGATTCGTGACCAGATTATGTGGATTTATGGATCAGGATTTCCAAAATCACACAACATAAGCAAAACGCTCGACCGAATGGCTGGCGCTAAGCGTGAAGTTATTGGTTCAAGACCTTTAACAGGCAATGGCAAAACAATGCGTTCAGGATTTCATCAACCAGATGGTACTGGTGCTGGCGAAACAGTAAAGCAAGATGTATTTGAGTTCACCGCTCCCTCTACTCCCGAAGCTCAACAATGGCAAGGTTGGGGAACCGCCCTAAAGCCAGCCCACGAACCTATCGTTGTAGCTCGCAAGCCTCTTATCGACACAGTAGCCACCAATGTCCTGACCTATGGCACAGGTGCGCTGAACATAGATGGGTCAAGAGTTGGCACAACTGACGCTCTCGGTCGCTGGCCAGCCAACGTAATCCATGACGGTAGTGAGGAAGTGCTGGAATACTTTGGTGAGCCACAACGCTTCTTCTACTGCGCTAAAGCCAGTAAGTCCGAGCGCAACGCTGGGCTAGAGGGGTTTGAACTAAAGCGTGAAAGTGACCGACCTAGTGACGATAAGCCAGGTGGCGACAACCCGAGAAACAGAACTAACACAGCAAGTCAGAACTTCCACCCCACAGTCAAGCCAATCGCTCTTATGCGCTACCTAGTCAAACTTGTAACCCCACCCAACGGCACAGTTCTTGATCCATTCTTGGGTAGTGGCACAACAGCAGTCGCAGCAATACTTGAAGGCTTCAACTGGATGGGTTGTGAGATGACTGAGGATTACTGGCCAATCATTGAGGCACGAGTGGCGTGGGCCGAGCTACAACCTAAAACGCTTCTGTAATGTGTTACCACCACAATCCCTAGTAATACTATGGCGTGTAACCACTACATATGGTACATTTGATACACTAGACTTTTTTGTGTCCAATTAAAAGACACACTCCATTCGCCGAACAGAGGTGTCGGAACATGACACAAACTTCACCAAGCGGATTCATCCGTACAGAAGAGCAAGCCATACTTGACACAGAGGCGCTTAAATTGCGTTCTAACGGGCTTACATACCAGAAGGTAGCCGACTACCTAGGGGTTTCTAAATCAACCGCATTTGAACGGGTTCAGCGAGCCTTAGCATCAATCCCACGTGAAGCTGTTGAGGAATACCGCAAACTCGAAAACGAACGCCTTGACCTATTGCTTGAAAAGGTATTAGATAAGGCACTTGCAGAAGATGACAACAAAGGTTTCCTATTTGCAGTAGACCGTGCGCTGGCTATCTTTGAGCGTAAAGGCAAACTAAACGGCACTGATTCTCCTACAAAGCACGAAGTCATAACACTTGGGGCAGTAGAGGCAGAGATACAACGCCTAGAAGCGAAATTAGGGGCCAATGGAGACAACGGAAGAACAGAGACTGCAGGAGCTACTACTGCTCCGAACTCTGCTGAAGTCTGAGCAAGAACAAGAAGCACAACAAGCGATTGAGGACTTAAAGCACTCTCGCTACCGCACACTTGCCCGACCTAACCAACTCCCACCTGAAGGCGACTGGCGAATCTGGCTTGTAATCTCAGGTCGAGGGTTTGGAAAAACTTTTTTAGGGGCTGGATGGCTGGCTGAACAAGCCCGAACCCACCCCAATACCGAGTGGGCGATTGTTGCCCCAACATTTACTGACGTACGCCGAACTTGCGTTGAAGGTCCATCAGGATTCCTTAAAGCAGTTGACCTACGTAAAGACAAAGGTGACTTCTACAACCGAAGCAATGGGCAGATAAGCCTTAGCAACGGTTCACGAATCCATCTTGTATCAGCTGACGAACCTGACCGTGCCAGAGGACTAAACCTCAGTGGTGCATGGTTAGACGAAGCCTCGTCATTTAGATACGAAGAAATCTGGACTGAGGGACTAGCCCCTGCACTACGCATTGGTAATCCCCAGGTGGTCATCACGACCACACCTCGCCCAACGAAACTGATCCGAGAATGGATGAGTCGCACAGACGGCTCTGTAGTCGTTACTCGTGGTTCCACCTTCGATAATGCAGCAAACCTGTCTGAAGCTGCGCTGGCAGAACTAAAGTCACGATACGAAGGCACACGCCTAGGTCGCCAAGAACTTTATGGCGAGCTTTTATTGGACACACCTGGCGCATTATTCACGCAGACAATGATTGACGATAAGAGGGTGCAGTACTACTCAGACTTCACACGAGTCGTAGTAGCCGTTGACCCAGCCGTAACATCAGGCGAGAATAGTGACGAAACAGGAATTGTTGTTGTTGGCCTAGGAGCCGATGGTCGCTACTACGTGATAGCAGACAAGAGCTGCAAAGACACCCCAATGGGCTGGTCTAACCGAGTCAACATGGCTTACGAGGATTACCAAGCAGACCGAGTGGTAGTTGAAAAGAACCAAGGTGGCGACTTTATTGAAACCACGTTGAAACAAATCAACCCACTTATGAACGTAGTCGGTGTAACAGCCAAGGTTGGGAAAAGGCTTCGTTGTGAGCCAGTCGCATCGCTCTATGAGCAAGGCCGAGTTTCACACATAGGCAACCTCAGCGCATTAGAGACACAGATGATTGAATGGGTCCCAGACTCAGGGGAATCACCAGACCGCCTCGATGCTCTCGTTCACGGCATTACCTCGCTTACCACTCAGATGAGCAAGTTCGACCTTGCGTTCTCTGGATCATCACAGTCATGCCCTAAGTGTGGCGCATCAAATCTCAAGACCGACACAGCTTGTAAGGTCTGCTTTCATAAGTTCAACCCAGCAACCGAACAACGCAACAACAGTCTCAATGCTGGATTCCCACAATTCCAAAAGAGGTAGAAGTGGCTCTATTCAGCCGTAAAGACAAGACCGC